TCCCACTATTCGTCGGATTGTTGGTTGAAACTTGGGCATTAGGCTGCTTAAACATCGTACCTGATAGCGGTTTCATACCAGGAGGAGCAAGGGAACCTGTTAATTGCAGGCACGCTTCATCATCTGAGATTAGTCCTAAACTCAACTGTTCTAGGACAATCATCTGTTTAGTTTGTTTAAATGCGAGCAGTTCATTATCTGGCCTTAGATCAATCGGGTCAAATGTGAACTCCACGACCACATCAAACCCAAATAGTCTTGCAGAAAGTGTAAGTGCCCTACTCCAGAACTCCTCAATAGGTGCTTTTACCGCGCCCGTGCATGAGCGCATGAACAGCATGATTTCGCTGGATGCGATATTACTTGATCCAGATGCAAAGCCAAGTACGGTTCCATTCGTCTTACTGCCTGTACTTAGCCTAGCATTCGCCATATCCTGTAGAACTGTGTATTCTGCAGACAACCCGGCATTACTCGCGTTTTCTACTTCAAACTCCAATGAGTCTAAATAAACCAGGGCATCTTCAGGGGATAGAGAGTTGATCTTTGTTTCTATAGATGAAGTGATTGCATTTAGTTCTTGTACTGCTAACTGATTATCTACTTGAGCTTCAGGGGTCAAGAACTTTCTTACTTGTGCCTCATTAATCTTTACCTTCTGCCTTGGATGAATTACCTTTCCTACAATTCTAGTAATATCATTCGCAAATTGTTCAGAGTAGATTACTGGCTTGATCGCACTCTCTATAGGACTAGCACTATAAGCTTCAAGTAAGTCTTGATCTAGTACGACATAAATAAATGTCGGGTAATCTAGTGAGATTTTCTCGCTGCCAATGTATTGCCACGGAACTAGAGTCTTATCAGGTGATGCTACAAATTTTACTTGTGTAGTACTAATGGGTTGAATTCTTTTTGGAAGTCTATCTTTGCCCAGGACCACTTCTCCAGCCGCACTACCATAATGGATTAGCTCACGAGCTAGGGATTCGCTAGTAGCTCGAATAGACTGTGGCCCTGTAAACCCATCCGTAGCATAATCAGGGAGAAGATTGAATCGAGTAATTAG